CTAAGCTTACTAAAGATGTCATGAAAGCTTATGAGGATGATTTCTATTCTCAAGTTTTTGATAATGCTGGTAATATAGTTGATGACGCTACAAAGTTTGCAAAAAAAGAAGTTACATTAACAAACGATCTTACTGGACTTGCTAAAGGATTAAATGATGTCTTTACTTCTGTACCATTAATCAAACCATTCTTCTTGTTTGCTAGAACAGGAGTTAATGGATTAGCATTAACTGGTAAATTTACACCCGGTTTTAACTTTTTAGTTAAAGAGTTTAATGATATAGCCTTTGCCAACCCAAAAGAAATGGCTGGACTTTCTAGGTATGGTATAACAACAGTTGAAGAGTTAGCCAATGCTAGAGCACTACAAACAGGTAGACTTGCTATAGGTTCTTCTATTGTATTTATGGCTGTACAGGCATGGATGAGAGGTGATCTAACTGGTAATGGTCCAGTTGATAGACAAAAGCGACAGATGTGGTTAGATAATAAGTGGGAACCTAGATCAATTAAGATTGGGGATGTACGTGTAGGTTATGATTCAATGGAACCATTTAACTTAATTATGTCTACAATAGCTGATATAGGTGATGCAAGTGAGTTGATGGGTGAAGAGTGGACAGAAAATGAGTTAGGTAAAGTATCTCTTGTTATCGCACAAGCTGTAACTGGTAAATCTTATATGTCTGGATTACAACAGTTTGTAGACGTAATTGGTGGTAGACCCGGAAAAGTTGGTCGTATAGGAGCTGGTTTACTAAACAACATTGTTCCACTAGCCGGTTTACGTAATGAAATGGGTAAATTATTTTTCCCATATATGCGTGAAATAAATTCAGGTATTAAACAATCCATACGAAATAGAAACTTAATCAGTGAATATTTAACAAGTCTTAACCCAAATGCTAATCCACTGCCTATCAAATATGATATGCTTAATGGTAAACCTATTAACGATCATGACTTTATGACTCGTGCATATAATGCTTTCAGTCCTGTATCTTTAAATCTGGATCAGAGTGAAGGTAGAAACTTCTTATTTGATAGTGGATATGATTTAAGATTATCTACTTATTATGCACCAGATGGTACTAATTTGACAGACCATCCAGAAATTAGATCATTGTTCCAGCAAGCTATAGGTGACCAAAACTTAGAATTACAATTAATAAAATTAGCGAGAGATCCTAAAGCAATTGCATCCTTAGAGGATATGTATAATGATATTCGTTCTGGACGAAGAGCTGATTATAATGCTAAAGATTATTGGCATAACCAAAGAATAGATGCATTATTCCAACGAGCACGTCGTATAGCTTGGGCGAAAATTAAACGGGAAGAATTTATATCTAAAGTCATACTCGAACAGCTTGCAAGAAAAGCAGAACGAGAAAGAAAGCGTAATTTAACCCTCGAAAACATGTACAAATAAATGGCAACAACTTACAATGAAGACGGAAGTAAAGCTGTCCGCAAACATGAAAGACCTTGTCCTTCTGGATTTTTTAGAGATCCAAAAACAGGTAAATGTGTACAGGCTGGTATAGGACCAGAGTACAAACCATAACAATCTTAAATAAATGGCAACAACATTCGTAGATTATACAGGTGATGGGAACGCAACAAA